GGTATATTGGTTTTCTGCCATCCCAACACTACAATAAACTGTATTATTAAAGTTATTAGTAAAAGATGTTGTAAAATCACCCGTAGAATTATCGGTTATAGATGATTGATTAAAAGATTCTTTTACGGTGTTTGCATCTTGGTTATACATAGTAAAATGTTTAGTCAGCCCTTGTATAACACTTGTAGTTGCTGAGCCACCATCAGCGGTAGCAACTAAACTTGTGCCTAAACTTCCTAAACCAGAACCAATAACTTGTGTTAATGACATTCACTACCCCTATGCGTAAGGACTTGTCCCTAATGTACTTGTGTCCCAAGCTGCTTTTAACTTTGTAATCGTATCTGCGTCTGATATTGCTTTTGCAGCAGGTGCGTCTCTCAATGCAGTTTTAGCATTTTTAGCTGCTGTTTGAGCAGAACTATCTCCTGCTTCTAATGCTTTCATAAAGGCAACATCTTGTGCTTCAAGTAAAGGTGTTCTTACTTCTCTTATTTTATCTTTAAAAATTACTTTAGCTGCTGTTACATCTTCTGTTATTGTTTTACCAGATAAACTCCAAGCATTTCTAAAATGTCGGTCAGAGGGCACGGTAGCGGTAGAGGCATCTATGCTATTACCATCTTTATCCATTATCATTGTTTTCGCCATATTAAATCTCCTATGCTACTTTTTGGCTTTTATTTACATTTTCATCAATCTTCCAAGCATTACGCCATACTCTTGTCGATGGAAGTTGATCTTTTCTACAAATTACTAATCTTGGTCTATTAGCTTTTTCGTAATCTCGCCACACTCTTTGTGGTATATCTTTCATAATTAAATACTCTATTGCCTTTTCTTCTGTCATCGCTTCAATCGGTTTTGTATTATGAAGCAAGTAACCTCTTGTATGTTTTTTAAAATCTGGTTTTGCTTCATCTTTAGCTAATTCCCAATATACCTCAACTGGAGGTAAAATACCACCTTGCAATGCACAAGCCATCCAATTAGGGTCAGGCACAGTTACCTTTGCACATTCTTCTGGGTTATCGGGGTCTTCCCATACCACACGATAATCAGATTGTTTGCCTTCTAACTTTTCTTTCGCCCAACACAATCTGTCCCATAAGTGTGTGCCTTGAAAGTCTGGTGTTTTTATTTTTGTCATGCTAAATCTCCACAAATTTTCATTTCTGTGTGTGTTATATTTGCCTCTGATGCAGAGCCATCTGTTGTTGACATCATTCTTACTTCAACTGCACCTGCTGCTTTACTTGGACTTTGTACCATCATTCTAGGATTTAACCCATCAACAGTCATTCCCATGCTTGATGAATATAAAGCATTACTAAAAGCATTGGTAAAGTGTATTCCATAGTCTCCACTTCCATCATCATCTACAGAGCTACAGTTAAAGCTATCGTCTTGAACTGCATCTACTCCTAAGGTAAACCAAACTTTATTTACACCATTAAAAATGTAACTCGTATCAATAGACTTCTCTGTATTCGTATTTACTGAATCAGATGTTGTTAATGTGTCAAATGCTATTGTTCCGTTTGCCATTATGCTAAATCCCCACAAGTTATATTAGTTGAACTATCTCCATCTGCAAGACTTCCTCCCGCTGTGTAACTCAACATATCAATCATAGAAGTAGAACTATTACTTTCAGGTCCTGATGAAAATAAAGCTTGTGTGCCACTATCTATACAAATAGCTCCTGTTGCATGAAAAGCATTATTAAAATTATTTGTAACATTCACCTCATACTGACCTGCCGCAGAATCAGTTATGCTACCTACGTTAAAACTATCTAATGCTTGTGTGCTGCCACTATCTCCTTTTTGGTCATAGTGAAGCCAAACTTTTACCAACCCTTGTTGGAGATTGGTTGTAGCACTACCTTCACCTTGAATAGTAATAGATGTCTCTGCTGTTTGTCCTTTTATAGTATCTACGTTTAATTGACTTGTCATACAATGCTCCAATAACCATTAACAGTAACTGTTGCTGATTGTGTTATAGGACCTGCCGAAACCCCGTTTTCATCACTATCTATTGTTATGTCTGCACTTATTGTCTGACCATTTAATCTTATAATACTATTGTTTCCTTTGAAGGGGTATCTTGTATCTGATTCTGTTTTTGTATATGAGTTAGCTACAGAGAACGTATCGTAGACTATCATCTCAACAATATCATTTAAAGTTGCACCTGTTGCCAACACAACAGATGTTCCTGTTGTTGCTGTATAATCAGTTCCTGCTTTAAGTAATACACCATTCTGGTAAACATCCATATACAAACTATCTGGATAACTTAACGTAAGTGAATTAGCATCACTACCAGTAAATGAAGTTTGACTTGCAGTTGCTTGATATACAAATCTACTTCTTACTCCAAATTGTTCTGACCTTCCTATGTACGGCATTATGCTAAATCTCCTACATTTGCTAACATACCGGGAGCTTGGTCTGAGTAACCACCACTCTCACTAGAATTTGAACCAAATTTGGTTCTATAATCTCTAGCTGATGCTGATAAAGCCGTTCCATTACTTACAGCATCACTGCTGTTTAATTGTGTGTCTATACACAATCCATTTTGTCCTCTAGCAGTGGTATATTGGTTTTCTGCCATCCCAACACTACAATAAACTGTATTATTAAAGTTATTAGTAAAAGATGTTGTAAAATCACCCGTAGAATTATCGGTTATAGATGATTGATTAAAAGATTCTTTTACG